GCCGAGAGCCTCGTGTTCCTCAGTCTGGTGGTCAACGGGGACGACCTGATCGGCTGCCCGGTGCGCCGTATCCGCACCCACCGCAAGTACCTGGACGACGGCGAGATGCCGAACCCCGGCGCGACCTACCCGGTGGATCACTACGTCATTGAGAAGAAGGCCAAGCAGGTGCGCAAGCAGCTGTCCTTCGAGCTGTCGACACCGATGGATCAGCAAGGCAAACAGATCCCGGCCAGGCAGGTGATCCGCGATACCTGCCTGCATCGCTTCCGCTACTGGGCCAATAACCAGTGGAACTACGAGGGCGTGACCTGCCCGTACTCCGGCGAACTGATGTACAAGCCGAACGGCGAAGTGACCTCAGACCCCACTAAAGCAAAGTGCGGTAAGCGATTGAGTGACTGCAGGATTCACTTCGGTCAGAATGCGTGGCTGCCTATGTTTGCCTTCCCGGGGGTAGGCCGGATAAGCTAAGCGAATCAAGGAGAGATACGATGCTGCAGCTCTATTCGGAGTACCTAGAACAGATCCGCGCCGAAGCCTTGGAGGCTTACCCCGAAGAGGGGGCGTGGCTGATCACGGAGCAGGGCTGCCGCCGCGTACCGAACAACGCCCCCGATCCCACAAAATACTTTGACGTCGCCAAGTCCGACATCCGCCGAGCCCAGAGTGAAGGGCTGCTGGCGGTGGTGCACAGCCACGTCAACGGCAACGCATTCCCCAGCGAAATGGACATGCAGGGGCAGATCAACACGGACGTGCCGTGGGGCCTGCTGACCTGTGACGGGCTGAACTCGTCGGGGATCACCTGGTGGGGTGGCAAGGGCAAAGAGAACACCGCTGACCTGCTGAACCGCACCTTCTGCCACGGCGTGACGGATTGCTACGCCCTGCTGCGCGATTACTACGATCAGGTGTTCAACATCCAGTTGCCCGGCATGCCGCGTGAGTGGTCGTGGTGGGAAAAGAACCCGACCTTCATGAAGGACAACCTCGACAAGGTGGGCTTCTCCGTGGTGCGCAGCGATCCGCAGCCGGGCGACGTCTGGCTGGCCAGCATCGGCGTGCGCAACGGCGAGCTGACCCACTGTGGGATTCTGCTGGAGAACGGGCTGACCCATCACCACCCGGGCAGCGGCCTGCCCGTCAGCACACGCAAGGCGGTGATCGAGCCGATCTACCGCTACATGAGCATGATCACGATGTGGGTTAGGCATAAGGACCGTGCATGAAAACCATCTACCTCCATGGATCGGCGGGTCAGTTCGGTGAAAAGTTCGAACTGGATGTAAAGACCCCAAGGGAATTTCTACACGCGCTGAGCTTCCAGATCGCCGGCTTCGCACAGATGGTGCGCGCCGGGGAATGGCATGTGCTGCGCGGCCCGATCGACGAAGGCCAGGACGACGACGAACAGAGCCTCGATCTGGCGCTGGGCAGCGTCGAAGAGGTCCACCTGATGCCTGCCATCCGAGGTGCCGGTGGCGGTAACGGCGGGATGTTCTCGATCATCTTAGGCATCGCCGCGATCATCGCTGCCCCGTTCACCGGCGGTGCCACCGTGGCGATGTACTTCGCCGGTGCTGGCCTGATCGTCGGCGGCCTGATCCAGATGACCATGAAGGTTCCCGGGGTCAGCTCGTCCAGCGGCGAGAGCATCGACAGTAAAGCGTCGTTCCTCTTCAACGGCCCTCGAAACCAATCCACGCAAGGTGTCGCGATCCCTCGCGGCTACGGGCGTTGCCGTTCCGGCAGCATCGTTGTTAGTGCAGGCCTGTTTGCGGAGCGCATCCTTTGAGTGCTGAAGAGAAGATCGGCTGGAGCACCCCTCTGGCTGCCTGGCCTGCGCCAGAAGGCTACACGGACATCGAGATCCGGGGTGCCGGTGGCGGCAAGAGCAGCGGCAAGGCCCACACGCCGACCGAGGCCCCCAACACGCTGCAGAGCTCGATCAAGGGCCGCATCCTTGACCTGATTGCCTACGGCCCGATCTATGGCCTGGCAGACGGGCTGAAGTCCGTGTATCTGGACAAAACGCCGGTGATGAACGCCGACGGCAGCTACAACTTCAGCGGGATCAAGATGACCACCCGTGAGGGCTGGCCGGATCAGCCGCCGATCGAAGGCTTCCCCGACGTTGAGAGCACCACCGAGATCAACACCGAGGTGCTGTTCGCCACGCCGGTCGTGCGCTCGATCAGCAACAACGATGCCGACGCCGCACTGGTCACCGTGCAGGTGGCGGCCTTGTCGCAGCAGCAGGAAAACGGCGACGTGGTGGGCTATCAGGTCGCTGTCAGCATCGAGACGCGCATCGGTGGCGGAGCCTGGACGCCGGCCGTGAACGACGTGATCCAAGGCAAGACCACCTCGCCGTTCCCGGTCACCTACCGCATCCCGCTGGAAGGCGACGGCCCGTTCGACATCCGGGTCAAGCGTACCGCCCCTGAGAGCACCACCAGCAACAAGCAGGACAAGATCGTCTGGACCCTGTTGACCGAGGTGATCGAAGCCAAGCTGTACTACCCGAACATGGCCATGGTCGGCATCGAGATCGACTCCAAGCTGTTCGGCTCCTCAATGCCGGAGCGCAGCTACGACGTCAAGCTGTCGATCGTCAGCGTGCCGACCAACTACGACCCGGTCACCCGTGAGTACACCGGGATCTGGGACGGCACCTTCAAGCAGGCGTGGACCGACAACCCGGCGTGGTGCTTCTACGACTTGGCCACGCACCCGGTGATCGGTGCCGGGCTGACCGACGTGGACAAGTGGGCCCTGTACAACATCGGCCAATACTGTGACCAGCTGGTGCCGGACGGCTACGGTGGCACCGAGCCGCGGTTCACCTGCAACACCATCTTCGCGGATCAGGAAGACGCGATCATCGCGCTGAACACCTTGGCCAGCGTGTTCCGGGGTATGTCGTACTGGGGCACAAACACCATGGTGGCCGTGGCGGACATGCCGTCGGCACCGGTGAAGATCGTCTCGCCGGCCAACGTCATCGACGGCGAATTTGAATACGTCGGCACCAGCCTCAAAGAGCGTCACTCCGTGGCTGTGGCCATGTGGAACGACCCAGAGGATGAAGGCAAGGCGGTGCCGGAGGTCTACGAAGATCCGGAGAGCATCAACCTCTACGGCTGGAAGGAAACCCGCGTCACCGCCGTGGCCTGTAACTCCCGAGGCCAGGCACGCCGGCTGTGCAAGTGGATCTTGTACTCGGAGCGGATGGAAACTCAGACCGTCAGCTACAAGGCCACCATGGATCACGTCGACGTGCGCCCCGGCGACATCGTCGAGGTGGCTGACCCGTTCCAGCAGGGCGCCCGGATGTCCGGCCGTGTACTGGTCACCGGCACCCATACCCTGCAGCTGGACAAGCTGCCGGGCGCCGAAGTGTTGGCCCTCAGCGCCAACTGGTGGCTGAGCGTGCTGATGCCGAACGGCACCGTGCAGCGCGCGGAAGTCAGCTCGTTCAGCGGCAACAACGTGACGCTGATCCTCAGTCTGCCGGACGCCCCGATCGTGGGCGCGATGTGGGCCTTGAGCGCCACCGAGCTGGAGCTGCCGCAGTACCGCGTGGTCTCGGTCACCGAAGACGAGAAGGCCACGTCCTACGAAATCACCGCCACCGAGTACGACCCGCGCAAGTACGACATCGTCGAACTCGACCTGCACCTGCCGGATCGTCCGACCAGCACGCTGCCAACCGGCCCGGTGGCCCCGGCGCTGGATCTGTCCTTCCAGGCCTACACCTACTACGCCGGTGACACGCGCCACCAAGGCCTAGTAATCAGCTGGACGCCGCCAAAAGACATCCGCGTCGACGGCTACATGCTCGACGTCAAGTCGCCAGTGGACGGTGGGTTCCGCACCGTCTACGTCGGCGCTGGTACATCCTTCGACCTGAAGGACGCCATGGGCGGCGAGTGGGTGATTCGAGTCCGCTGCACCGCGCAAGGCGTCCCGGGTCCATGGGTCTCGCGTACCGTGCAGATCGCGCACCTGCTGCTGCCGGTGCCACCAGATTCGATCACCGTGACGCTGGGCACCTTCTCGATCACGCTGACCCCGCACTCGGCCTACCCGGACGCGATCTGGGAGTTCTGGCGCAGCGATGTGCCACTGGCGGCCAACCTGATCGAGACCAACGCGACCAAGCTGCCGACCGGGCAGTACCTGGTGGATACGCCGCTGCGCGCCGGCCGCACCTACTTCTACTACGTGCGCGGCACCAACCAATACGGTGTGTCGACGTGGTTCTCCACGCAAGGCACCACGCTGGAAGACTTCGACGACATCCTCGATCAGGTGGAAACCGAGATCTTGGAAGGCCAGCTGTACGCCGCGATCAACGAGCAGATCGTCACCGTGTCCACCGACACTGCGACCAACGTGGTCAACGCAGCTGTGGACGGCCTGAACACCTCGGTGACCAACCTGAGCAATCAGGTAAGCAGCCTGGACTCGGCCGTCACCGACCTCGACGCCGACGTGGCTGCGATGCAGGGGCAGATCGACACGCTGGTAGACGCGCTGTCCTACGACAAGACCAAGGCCTACGCCATCGGCGAGACCGTCAAGGGCCTGGGCAATCGGCTGTACCAAGCCAAGATCGCGGTGCCAGCTGACCTGTCCGGGGCCAACGCGCCACCGAACGCGACCTACTGGACCGACATCGGCCAGCTGCTGCTCGACAACGCCGGCATGGTCACGGCGATCCAGCTGAACACGGCCGAGATCACCCGCATCGACGGCAAGCTGACCTACACCGCCAGCAAGATCGACAGCCTGCAAGCGGCCTACCGCGATGACGACGCCTCGGGCGATCTGGAAGCTGCGCTGGAAGGCTGGGAGTCGAAGGCCAAGTTCAACCAGAAGATCACGGTGCTGACCAACGCCGACACCGCGTTGTCGGAGCGGATCACCGTCTTCCAGGCCGAGATGGATAGCGAGCTGGGCAGCGTGGCTGCCAGCCTGACCACCATGGAGACGGCGCGGGTGGAAGCGGACAACGCCCTGTCCCAGCTGATTACCTTGCTACGCGCCGACATGAATACCGCTGACTCGGCCGCCTCAGCTGCACTGGCCACTGAGCAAACTGCCCGCGCCACGGCGGACACCGCGATCGCCACCAGCGTCACCCAGCTGACGGCCAAGGTGAACACCGACGTCGGCGCTGTGTCGGCGTCCTTGGCCACTGAGCAAACCACCCGCGCCACCGCCGACACCGCGCTGAGCACCAGCATCACCCAGCTCACCGCCAAGGTGAACACCGACGTGGCCACGGTCACCGCCTCGGTGGTCAGCCTGAGCCAGACCACCGCCACCGCCGACACTGCGCTGGGCGTGCGGATTGACGGGGTGATCGCCAAGGTCAACACCGACGTCGGCGTGGTCGCCGCTTCGGTGGCGACTGAGACCTCGGCCCGTGCCAGCGCTGACACCGCGATCGCCCAGAGCGTGACCAACCTGTCGGCCAGCGTGGACACCAAGATCGGCACGGTAAACGCCAGCATCTCCAGCCTGACCACCAGCACCGCCAGCGCCGACACGGCGCTGGGTGTCCGCATCGACAACCTGCAGGTCAAGATGGGGCAGGACATCGCGGCGGCGGTGCTGACCGAGACCAACGCCCGGGTCACCGCCGTGGCGGCCGAAGCCACCGCGCGCCAGACCCTGTCCACCGACTACAACAACAACAAGGGCACGGTGCAGTCTCAGATCAACTCCCTGAGCGCCGTAGACGGCTCACTGTCTTCGCAGATCAACTCGGTCAGCGCCACGGCCGGCGCCAACACTGCGGCGATCCAAGTCGTATCGCAGGCCCAAGCCAGCCTGAAGAGTGGCCTGAACGCGCTGTACGCCATCAAGCTGCAGACCTTCGTGGACGGCCGCACCTACGCTGCCGGCATGGGTATCGACATCACCACGTCGGGTGGCGTCACGCAGAGCCAGATCCTGTTCCAGGCGGATCGTTTTGCGCTGCTCAGCACCGCGACCGGGGTGGCTACGCTGCCGTTCTTCGTCGAGGGCAACAACACCTACATCACCAACGCCCTGATCAAGACCGCGTCGATCAGCAACGCGCAGATCGCCGACGCCGCGATCACCTACGCCAAGATCGCCTTCGGCCAGATCGCGGCTGCCCACATCATTGACGCGCAGATCACCACGGCCAAGATCGCCGATGCAGCCATCACGGCAGCGAAGATCGGCGCGCTGCAGGTCGACACCTTGCGCATCGCTGACAACGCGGTGACCATTCCGTACTACGGCCAACTGGGCAACAGCGGCGCGAGAACCGCGACGATCACTTACCCGAGTGCGGTTAACATGGTGATCATGGCCAGCGTGTCCCGGTATTCGAAGTACATGGGCGGTCAGGCCATCGTCATCCGGCTGTGGAACTCTGGCGGTGTGCTGCTTGCCTCGGCAACCGGTGGCTTTACCAACGGCACGGTGTACGGCGGCGACCCATGGCTGTCATCCGCCCCGGCCGCCGCCAACTTCTACGTCGGGCCTGGCAGCTACTACGTCACCATCGAGAGTGACTCCCAGTCCTCGGCCGGCGTACTGATCCTTGGAGCAATGAAGTAATGGAATATGTCGATCTGCCGGAAGGCGTGAGAGAGATGCTGGAACAGCAGGCGGGATTGGAAGCGCTGATGGTGCCGGAAGGCATGCAGATGAACTTCCTCACCGTGTACGACCCGGCCACAGGGGAAATTCTGGAGACGCACAAGTCACCGGGTCAGATCGGGCTGTCAGACCCGACTCAGGTGTTCGTCGCAGTGGAGGCGAACATGAAGACCCAGTACGTGTGGGAGGGAGAAGTGGTTGACCGCCCGGTGATGAATGTCACGCTGGACGGCAGTGTTTTGAAAGGTGTACCGTCTGGCGCAACCGTAACCATTGACGATACCGATTATGAGGCGGATGGCAGCGACATTGAGTTGAGCTTCACCTTGAAGGCCAGGCACCACATCGGCATTAAGATGTGGCCCTATATGCCAGCGGAGGTCGTCTATGAAGATCAACCATAACTCAGACCACACAAAGCGCCGGGCAGAGGAGTATCCTTCTCTCCAAGATCAGCTGGACATGCTCTGGCACGGAATGAACAACGGCACGATGGAAAAGGTCGAGCCCTTCTACTCCAGCATCAAGGCTGTAAAGGACAAGTACCCACGCACGGTCACCGAGGAACAGTGACGGAACTGGGTTAAGATCGCGGCGGCCAATTAAGGGAATAAGCTATGTGGTACAAGGACGGTACGGTACAAGTCGCTCTCAATTCGACCACCGTGACAGGCACCGGAACTTTGTTCGGGGCCAACGTGCGGGTGGGCGATGCGTTCAAAGGCCCTGACGGCGACTGGTACGAGATCGTCAACGTACCCAGCGACCTGCTGCTGTCGATCAACCCGGCGTACAAGGGGGCGAACGCCACCGACCAGGCTTACTCGATCACCCCGGTGCAGGGCTACGTCAAGCTCGCGGCTGACCGGTTGGCTGTGATCACCGGCGGCCTGGAAGACATCGACGCCGACGTGGCGTCCTCCGCCGCCAACGCCGCCGCTGCCTTGTCCTCGAAGAACGCCGCCGCCGCGAGTGAAACCGCCGCCGCTGGTAGCGCCACCGCCGCTGCTGGTAGCGCCTCGTCCGCCTCGGCCAGTGCCACCTCGGCCACCTCCTCGAAGAACGCCGCCGCGACCAGCGAAACCAACGCACTGTCCAGCAAGAACGCAGCCGCCACTTCGGCCACCAACGCCAGCACCAGCGAAACCAACGCGCTGGCCAGCAAGAACGCCGCCGCCACTTCGGCCACTGCTGCCGCCGGTTCCGCCACTGCTGCCGCCACGTCCAAGACCAACGCTCAGACCAGCGAGACCAACGCGCTGTCCAGCAAGAACGCCGCTGCCGCCAGCGAGACTGCCGCAGCTGGTTCGGCCACCGCTGCCGCTTCCAGTGCCACTGCTGCCGCTGGCTCGGCCACTGCCGCCGCGACGTCGAAGACCAACGCTCAGACCAGCGAGACCAACGCCGCTGCCAGCGCCACCGCCGCCAACACCTCGAAGCTGGCCGCTGCGGTGTCGGAAGCCAACGCCTTGGCCAGCGCCAACAACGCTGCATCTGGTGCGCTGGCGGGCCTCGACAAGATGCCAGGCAACCTGATCGCCAACCCGTCGTTCATCTCTACCGCCTCGCTGTTCACCACCGACGTCACCAACGGCAAGGTCTCCTATTCCAACTCCGGGGATGCCGGCGTACCGGCGAACTGCCCGGTGGCCAGGGTCGGCGTGTCGCTGAAGAAAGTCGCCTCAGTCCTGCTGACCCACGGGTTCCCACTGGTCAACAGCGAGCCGCGCATCCCGTGTGTGCCGGGGGAGAAGTTCGACCTCTGCATCTGGATGAACGTCGTCGGCGGCCTGTCCAGCGGCACCAACTGTGCACGTCTGGTCTGCGTCGAATCCGACGCCGTCACCGGTGGCACCTTCATCGCCAACACCCGGGTGCTGTCCTACGATCAGACCGTGGGCGGCTGGCAGAAGCTGACCGGCACGTTCACCGCCAGTGCCACCACCCGCTCGTTCACCATCGGGGTGTGGAACGAAACGGCGATGCCGGTCAACGGCACCATCTACTTCGGTGAGCCGGAGATCACCCGCCGCAACTCGGTGATGGGGCTGCTGGGCTCGCTGGGCTTCGGCGACTTCGCCTCGCCGCTGGTCTTGGACCTGAACGCCAACACCATTGCTGGCCCGATGCAATGCCTGGCAGCAGTTGCCACCGCAGCCGGTCTGCCGAACAACGTGAGCCACACCGGTATCCACCTGCGCCAGAGTGCCACCTCGCACCTGCAGATTATGGCGCCGATCAGCTCGGTGGCTGCGACCAGCCGCAAACTGTTCTGGCGTAACAGCTACAACAGTGTCTGGACCACCTGGTCGGAGGTGGTGCAGTCCAACGCCGGCACGCTGATCGACGCGATCCTCACCGGTAATACGACGTTCTCGACCCTGACGAACAACGTGGCGGACACGACGTTTGCTCCGACGTCCTCCGATACCGTGGCAGCCTCCCTGCCTGCGTTCAAGGTGGCGGGTCTGGCAGGCAGTGTGGCCAACGCCATCGCTGCCATGGGCTTCTCCAACAGCACCGCCAACTTCGGCTCGACCTTTATCGGCACCCGCTCCTACGGGGCTGCCGGGGCGCACGGCGCGGTCGCATCGGGGCGTTCGGCCTGTACGCTGATGGGCGCAGCCAGTGACGGCGTCGACTACCGCAAGATCGGCCGCATCGACTTCTACACCGAAGAGATCCCGACGGCGACCAGCGCTGCAGGTCAGATCCGCATCATGACCACCCCGGTCGGCGCGATCCTGCCGACCCTCGCTGCGACCTTCACCAGCGACAACAAGCTCAACGTGGTGGGCGGCGGCTCGTATGGCGGCAACTTGAGTGTGACCGGTGACGTCAACGTGACCGGCAACACATCTGCAACTGGCACCGTTAGCGGTGCAGGCTTCTTTGGCAACTACGCCGAACTGGGCAAGATGGACGGTACGGCCTACACGCCGTTCATTGACTTCCACAGCGGCGCCACAGTCGTCGACTACGACACCCGGATCATCTCCAGCGTCCCGAACGGGGTAGCTGGCGGTGGCCTGATGGACTACATCGCCAACGGCGGGCACCGGTTCACCGGCAACCTGCTAACCCTGAGCAAGATTCTCGCGTCAGGGTCGATCGACGAGGCTGCCACGGTCTCGCTGGCCTCGGCTGCCACGGTCAGCATCGCCAACGCTGCTTCGAACACCATCACCGTGACCGGCACCGTGGGCATCACCTCGCTGGGCGCAGCAGCTACTGCTGGCATCCGCCGTCAGGTGAAGTTCGCCGCTGCCTTGACGCTGACCCACAACGCCACCTCGCTGATCCTGCCAACCCTGGCCAACATCACCACGGCAGCGAACGACGTCGCCGAGTTCCTCAGCCTCGGCGGCAGCAACTGGCTGTGCACCAGCTACAGCCGCGCCAACGGCAAGTGCTTCGGTTTTGACAACGTCGACAACACCTCCGACGCCAACAAGCCGATTAGCACTGCCACTGCTACCGCGCTGGCCGGCAAGCAGGCTTCGCTGGGCTACACGCCAGTACAGCAAGGCACCGGTGTCGGGCAGTCGAGCAACACGGTGAAGATCGGCTGGACGACCGGGTCGGAAATCAAGATCACCATCGACAGCACCGACATGGGTGCGATCGCGATGAAGTCGTACCTGGCCAACTCGGCGACCATCGCGGCGGCGGTCGCTGCGACCGGTAGCACCTTGGTGCAGCGGGACGCTTCGGGGAACATTACCGGCAACAGTGTCTCGGCCACAGGCACTATGTACTCCACAGGGCAGATCATTGGTCAGTCGAGTATGGAGCTGGGCAACACCCTCGGCAGTGCTTCGACGCCGTTCATTGACTTCCACTCCGGTGCTACGGCGATCGACTACGACACGCGCATCCTCAGTGACACGCCGAACGGCGTGTCAGGGGGCGGCCGTCTGCAGTACATCGCTGGAGCGGGGCACCTGTTCACCGGCCCGGGTAACTTCAGCAGCCTGCTCACCGCCACCTCGGGGATGATTGCCAAAGCCGCCTCGGCCGGGGTGAGCTCGCCGTACTACTTCTACGGTGAAGCCAGCCAGCTGCGCGGCTGCATCTATGGCATGGCGGACAACGTGCTGTACTTCCAAGCCGGTGCCTCTATTACTGGCTTGACCGTTAACTCGTCCGGGGATGCGGGCGTCGGTCGCAACCTTTCTGCTACCGGTACTATCATGTCCGGCTCATCCATTACTGCCGCTGGTAACCTCCAAGCCAGCGGTACGGTCAATGGTGTTGGCGGCACCTACAGCAACAACAGCCTGTGCTGGTCGCGCGCTGACTTCAACCCGAACAACAAGTTGGACAGCAACCCGACCGCCCTCGCGGGCACCTTGGGCCGCTATAACGTCGCTACGGGCTACCAGTACGACAACTACACCGCTGCCAACCAGGTCTACAACAGTGGCATCGAGTTGCGTGAGCAGGGGCTGGTGCAAGGGGCGGGCCCCGCACCAAGTCACATCTACAACTCGCCGGGCATCACCTTTCACTGGGGTGGTATGGCGGTCAACAAGCTGATGATGTCGTCATCCGGCGAGCTGTGCTTCGGCAACCCGAACGGCACCTTCAACCGTGTATCCATTGGCGGGGACATCTGGGGCACCACTTGGGGCAGCCAGTACCTGTCGAGCTGGATCGCGGCCAACTGCCTGACCCTGACCAACTTCCGTAGCAACCTGGCCAACCTGCGTGCCACTGAGCTGGGCTCCTTTGTTCAGGCGGCGTATGTACCAGCCGGCCCGGTCGGGTTGGGCGGTGGTGTGGTCGGCAGCAGCCTGCGCAACTCTTCCAGCCAAGGTTCGAACCCGGGTGCAGGCCTGCCAGGCAACTACGACTGCTGTGGCTACATCAACACGGCGCTGGAGAACACCCTTTGGCACCGGTACGTTTAAAAGGAATTGACGTATGAACTTTCCGTACATGGTTCGCCAGAACCTCGTGATCATGGACATCACAGCCCCGCACTTCGTGTGCGGGAGCGACAACATCATTGACCTGACGCTGACCATCGCTGACGCCGACCGGGGGCTCATTGAGATCCCGTTCTCGGCGCACGCCGATGACACCGAAGAGCACGGGCGGGAGATCCACGCCTACGCCCTGACGCTGAACCCGACCCCGTGGGCCGGGCTGTCGGTGGAGCAGAACAAAGACCTGATTGCCACCAAGCGCTGGGAGGTGGAGACAGGCGGTCTGTACCTGAACGGCATGTTCGTCAACACCGAAGATCGCAGCAAGACCCTGCTGAACGGGTCTGCTATCAAGGCCATGCGCAACCCGGCGTATGTCCTGCGATGGAAAACCCCGACGGGGTTCATTGACCTGCCTTCTGAGCAAGTGCTCTACATTGCGGACGCCGTAGCAGACTTCGTACAGGACTGCTTTGACCGTGAAGACGAGCTGTTGGCTGCCCTGGAAGCCGGGACATTCACGGAAGCGATGCTCGCAGAAGGATGGCCAAGCAATGGGACAATTCCTAACGACGCTTAAAACCGAACAAAAAGGGAAGTGGAAGCACAAGCTCTTCGGGGTACTGGAGTACCACGACGAGAAGGAGGGGTTGGTGGAGGTGCCTGAGGGCTTCGAGACCGACTTCGCCAGCATCAAGGTGCTGCACAACGTGTTTCTGTTTGTGCTGTTTGCGCTGGTGTCGGGCTACGGCAACTACTCGGCGACGGTGCATGACTTCCTGTACGCAACGAGCGCGCTGACCCGCAGACGCTGTGATGACGTCCTGTACCGCGCGCTGCGCGCGGAGGGTATCGCCCAGTGGCGTGCCTGGCTGTTTTGGGCGGGAGTCCGCCTCGGTGGAGGCAGAGCGTGGGAGAAGCATAAGTCCATGAGCCAAGCCGGATAAAACCCTTCGGATGCCACCCCGATTCCTTGTGAAGGGGGTGGCAAACGGCTATCCTGCGGGGCACACGTTATAGGGAAATAACAGCTGATGACTACTGATCCAGCTTCGCATACAGGGTGGCTGACGGTCTGTGCAGTCTACGTGTGGGCCATACTCGAACAGCTACACCCTGGCTCCGCGATGGGTGCGTCCTTCGGCTGTGTGTTCTTCATCCTCCTGCCTGACCCTGTCGTCTCTTCTTGGTTCTTCAAACTCATCCGAAAAATCGGCCTCACCGTGGTGTCATGGGGGTTTGGGTACGCTGTGGGGATCGCCTTCTCCAACAGCAGCTCCATGCTCGCAGCCATCATCGGCGCTGCCATGGCTTCGGGTGTGTTGGGTGCCATCAACCTGATGGTCAAGAACGACGGCGACCTGCCCCAGTGGATGTCCTCACTGATTAACGCAATCTTACGACTCAAGCGAGGCGGCGATGAGCAATGATCCTACTTACGGGGAAGTGCTTCTGAGCATTCGCATAATCCTACACATGGTCACGTTCTTCTCAGTGATCTGCTACAGCAGCCACCACCGCACACGGCTGTTTTCCAGCCTGCTGGCCTTCCTTCTGGCCGGCACCTCGCTAGCCTTGGCCACCCAAGGCTACGCCGGGTTCTCCCGCATTGCGGCGAACTCGGAGATCTGGCTGGTGTTGTTCGTGGCGGTGGTCACCATCCTTGTTGTCGCCAACGGCGGCAACGTCGCAAAAGTTCTCCACAACACTCGAAAGAGGCTCCCCTATGGACGCTAAGACTCTGGCAGCTGCCACGGGTATTCCGTTGGCGCGCGCACAGAAGTGGGAAGGACCCATCAACGAAGCCCTGACCTACGCCGACATCACGTTGGCCCGGTCGATCGCCTCGTTCCTTGCCCAAACCGGGCATGAGAGCTTGAGCTTCACCTGCACCAAAGAGATGGGCAACGACAAGTACCTGAGCAAGTACGACACCGGGCGCCTGGCTGACCGCCTCGGCAACACCCCGGAAGCCGACGGCGATGGGCAGCTGTACGCCGGCCGTGGGCTGATTCAGGTCACCGGCAAAACCAACTACCGTGCCTGCAGCCAAGCCCTGTTCGGCGACGAACGCTTGGTGGATCATCCGCAACTCCTCGAGGAGCCACGTTATGCCGCGCTGTCGGCAGCGTGGTTCTGGAAGAAGAACAAGCTGAACAGCCTGTCCAATGACATCTTGGCGCAGACCGAGAAGGTCAACGGCGGCCTGAACGGCATCGAGGACCGCAAGAAGCGTATGAGCCTGGCGCTCAAAGTGCTGGCCCCCTGATGGTCGACTTCCGTGTTTTGATCATCGCCGTGCTGGCTGCTCTGGCAGCCGGCGCTGGCCTCGGCGCATGGACGGCGTGGGATGTGCGTTCGACCCGGGCGGATCTGGATCTGCTGGGCCTACGCACCACCTACGACAACGCCACTGCGGCAGCCAAGGATGAATCCCGCGCAGTGGAGCAAGCCCTCCAGCTGCAGATCAATGACCTGAGCAAGAAGGCCACCGATGACGTTCACCAGATTGATTCTCACGCTGCTGCTTCTGTTGCCAGCACTGACAGCCTGCTCCACGCCGCCACCGAGCGTTTCAGTGCCGCCACCTGTGATCCCGGCGTTGCCCGCCGAGGCCAGGCAGCGACCGGCGCCGCCTATCTGTACTCCCAGCTGCTTGGAGAATCTCAAACTCTGGCAAGGGGACTGGCAGAAGAAGCTGACCGAGCCCGTAGCGCCGGGGCCAGTTGTGAAACCGCATACGACTTGATTCGAGGGAAGTTGAACGGTCTTGCGAGGGGACCGGCTGTAACCGGTAAGTGAAGAGTGTTCCACATGGAACAATTTGAAAGTGTTCCATGTGGAACACTTTAAAAGAGGAGGGCAGCGATCGCTGCCCTCTTTGCGTTTAAGCGTGGGTCCACCAGAGTTTTGAAACCACCTTGCCGCCGTTGAGCAGTTGGTACTCCATGTTGCCCTCCCGCTCCGACAGGTGCCGGGTGCGGAAGGCGATGGCCACGCTGTCCTTGCTCATGGTCACCCAGTCAGCGATGTCGGGGTGCTCAACCAAGGTGCCGGCTGGGATCTTGACGTACATCCAGGTACTCACCGGCGCCAACTTGCCCGGGTCGTTCCAGTGTGAAGTTTCTTGAACGTGGCCGCACAGGGCGCACGCCTCGGTCGTGTGGTGCATATCACTCCCCTACGTTGACGATGTTTTCCGCCAGCGCCTGATCGGTCTCGCGGTGGGTAATCAGCAGCACCTGTTTGGCGCTGCCGGCGATCATAGCAGCGAGGCTGGCGGCGTTGTGCTCCCGGCAGTCGGCAGTAGGCTCGTCGAAGATCAGCAGGCTGTCCTTGCCGTACAGCGCACGGGCCAGACCTACGCGCAGCGACACCCCGATCATCGCCTTCTGTGCCCCGGAAGCCGAGGCTGTCGGCGCGGAGATGCCGTCTTCCACGTAGTAGAAGTCGCCCTCGTCGTTGCTGATCTGAGTGATCAGGTCCTTCGACGCGGTGCGCACCAGCTTGCTGGCCACGCCCATCACGGTGTCCCACACTTCCTTCAGGTACTGCTGACGGCGATCGCGCAGGAACTGCACCAGGCGGGTGTACTTCTTGGCCGTGGCGAGGTGTTCCACGGAGGCTGCTGCACTGGCGGTCAGGCCATCCAGCTTCTCCTGTGCGGCATCGCGCAGCTGCAGACGGAAGCCGTGCTCAGTCTTGGACTGGGTCACCGCTGCGGTCAGCGTGCCGTTGCGCTCCTTCCAGGCGTCGTGGGCGGTCTGGTATTCCAGCTCGGCCAGTTCGGCGTCCTTCAGCTGCTCAGGGGTTGGCGGCTCTGGCAGGGCTTCCAGCTCGTCCTCCAAGACCTTCAGCGCAGCCAGCTGTTCAGCCAGTTCGCCTTGGGCCTTGGTCAGCGCCTTCTGCTCGGTGTCCACGCGCTGATTGTTGGCCTGCACACCCTTGAGTTTCTCGCCCAGTGCGGCGTAGGACTCGCGGGACTCGGTCAGCTGCCCTTCGATACCGGCCAGCTCGTCCTCGATCACCTTGGCGACCCGCAGGGGCTTCAGGGCTTCCTTGGCGGCCTTGTCGGCCGCCGACGCGGCGTCGATCTTGACCACCGCTGCCTCGTAGGCCGCGACCTTGTCCTTCAGCTCGGTCTGACGGGTCTGGAAGGTGACCAGCCCTGCTTTCAGCTGCGCCACGTAGCCGACGCGGTTGTCCCACCAGGCTTTGGCTTCATCGGCCTCGGCCTTCAGCTTCACCGGGTCGTGATCTTCTTTGGCCCGGTTGCAGGTCGGGCACACGGCGCCGTCCGACAGCGCCGACAGGTTGTCGTACTTGGCCTTGGCCTTGCCGACTTCCTCGGTTTCACGGTCGATGTCAGCCTGCTGGGTGGTGATGTAGTCGGCGACGGATTTGAGCTCGCCTTCCACCTCGTCCGGCTCAAAGTCAGCCCACTCAGCGTTGTAGGTCTGCTGCTGGGTGTCCAGCGTCAGGTCCGCCTCGTTGGCCACCTGCTCAGCGGCCTTGGTGTTGGCCAGCTCGGTGGTCAGGGTGCCCTTGGTGGCCGCCAGCGCCAGCCCGGCGGTCTTCACGCCGGCCATGTCGTTGGTGATGGCCTCGCTGTCCTGCAGGCTGAGCCCCTCGACGCGCATCTCGGCGTCGGTGACCCGCTGCTTGGCATGGCCGACGTTGGCCTCGGCCAGGGTGATCTTGTTGGACAGGTTGACCACCGCGTCGAGCTGCTTGCGCAGGGCGGCGGAGGAGGCTG